TTTACAAAGGCAAGACACAAGACAACAAGTAATCAGTTTTGCAGTAGCAAAAGAACAATTTAACAAAGATGATAAAACACCTTGGTTGAGAAATAGAAAAATATTTGAAAATAATTTATCAGATAAAATACTAGATGATGTATTTGAAAGATTGGATAAAAATAATAATTTGATACATAAAATATACGAAAAATTTCCTAGTAAAGTAATTACACTCGAAAAGGACTTGACCTATGAGCCATATCCTAATAAGTATAATTATAAAGGAAAATGGCAACCGCCTTATAATTTTAAAATGTTAGGACAATAAATGGCTAAAAAACCGCAAATACCATTAAAAGATATTATGTCAGCAATTGACAAAAAGGACAGAAAGTTTTATAATAACTTATCTGAGGAAGGTAAAAAAGCCTTTAGTGCCTGGATGATGATGCGATATTGCAGTAGTGTACAAGGCAGAAATGCGGCAGATTACATTTTTATGACAAATGAATGTGTAAATTATCAGTTTAGTGAAGTAAGTAAACATCCAGAACTACAATGGTTATTATTAAGTGTTTGTGGTGTAGGTTCAGTACAATTTCATCCATATATAAAACCGCCTAACAGCAGAAAGAAAAAAAGTAAAGTATTTGATTTTATATATGAAACTTTTCCGCATATGAAAGCAGAAGATATAAACAACTTAATAGAAATAAACAGCAAAGAAGAATTAAAAGAATTAGCAAAGGCACACGGATACGATGACAAAACTATCAAAGACATCTTCGGAAAGTAACACTTGTAAATGGTGTGGAAAAACTTTCATGAGTGAAAGAACTTTAAGTGCTCATATGTGTGTAAAGAAAAAACGTTGGGCAGATAAAGACTTAACACACATAAGATTAGGCTACAGAGTGTTTCAAATGTTTTATGAACTTAATACTACAGCAAGTAAATCAAAGAGTATGGAAGATTTTATAAAAAGTCAATACTATGAAGGGTTTACAAAGTTTGGTAGAAGTTGTATTGTAAATGAATATTTACAGCCTGAGCAGTTTGCAGAATGGTTAATTAAAGAAGGTAAAAAATTAGCAGACTGGAGTAAGGATAAAATGTATGATGAATACTTATTAACTTATGTAAAAAAAGAACCAGGACTTAAAGCATTAGAAAGAACTATAATTTATTTTAATGAATGGAGTGAAGAATCTGATAATGATTGGCAGGATTATTTTAAAGTGGTTACTCCTGCAAGAGCAGTTCATGATATTAGAAGTGCAAAAGTAAGTCCTTGGGTATTGTATTTAAGTGAAACAGGTGGTGAATTGCTTACAAGATTTAACGATGAGCAGGTTAAAATGATTCAACATGTAATAGATACAACATTTTGGATGAAACATTTTGGACATAATAGAGAAGAAGTATTAGAAATAAAGGAAACATGCGAGGTAGCAGGAATATGAAAGAGTTAATTGAAAAAACGTCACAATGGCATCATGATAGAAACTTAATTGATGGTGCAACAAGTAAAGACCAGGTACTTAAATTGATACAAGAAGTTGGAGAACTTTCAGATAGTGTATGTAAAGGAGAAGATGTAAAAGATGATATAGGAGATTGTCTTGTTATTCTGATCAACATCGCAGAAAGGGAAGGCACAACTTTAGAAGAATGTCTAGCAGTAGCATATGAAGATATTAAAGATAGAAAAGGTCGTATGGTAGACGGAATATTTGTAAAAGAAGAATGAATAAGAAACAAGAATTACTTACAATAACAATGGAAGAGTGCGGAGAACTGGTACAGGCATGTAGTAAACTAATCCGTTTTGAAGACGACAGATGTCCTGAAGATTTAAAAAATTTACAAGATGAAGTTGGTGATTTAATATGTATGATTGAATTATTAAAAAGAGATGGATTTGTAACAGAAGAACAAATACAAGATAGAAAGTTATTAAAGGAACAAAAATTAATGAAGTGGAGTAAGTTATTCAATGAAGTTTGATTTTGATGTAGACATAGATATGGCAAACAGAGATGACTTTCTTAAGTTAGTTAATCACACACCTGCAAGTATTGAAAAAGACGGTAACTTTACTAAACATAATACTGGTGTGTATTTTCAGAATGCTCCAAAGTTTCCTCTACAAGGATACAGCACAGTAGATCATAAAGAAGCAGAGAAAGAAGGTTGGTTTAAAGTAGACTTTTTAAACAACCACATATACACAGGTATTAAAGATGAGGTACATTTAGATAAACTTATTGCAACAGAACCTATGTGGGAACTATTCGAACATAAAGAAGTTGTAGGGCAATTATTTCATATCAGTAATCATTATGATATTATTAAACAACATCCTCCTACAAGTTTAGAACAGTTAGCAATGATACTTGCTATAATAAGACCTGGCAAAAGGCATCTTATTGGTAAAAGTTGGGAGCAAATAGAAGCAGATGTTTGGGTCAAGCCTAATGATAACAGTTACTTCTTTAAAAAGAGCCACAGTTATGGCTATGCTCTAGCAATTATTGTACAATTAAATTTAATTTGCGAAGGTTAATCAGTTTTACGAACTAGTTGAACACCACGTCTTTTAATTCTTTTTCTAATTAAATTCTGCAACGACGTCATAGGTCCAAATAAAACTTCTACATCTTTCATTACAAATGTAGATAAGAATGGAATAAATTCTTTCATTTCATGGTTTAAGAAAATATCTATAGGCAGTTGTCTATTACTTTCCCACCACCACATATCACCATATTCTAAAAATTTCTTTTTAACTTCTAATGATGGCATTTTACTTATATCATAAAAAGTACATATAGAATTGTCGTGATTAACTACTATTCCAACATATTCATTACCTGCGTAGGTAATACCTGTAAGGAATGGGTAACGTTCTTCTGCCTCTGATATAAGTTTTTCTTTCTCCACAACTTTATTTATGTTTCATAATGATAAATACTACAATATAAAGAGTTAAAAACTTATGAGTTACGGAGATCACAAATTATTTTTATACGACGAGGTAGTTGATCTTGTGATCGACTCGGACAGTTTATATGTGGATAACAGACCTATGAATAATAAAAGACTAACAGCACATAAAGGATTATCTAATGAGTTAATCTTTAATATAAGAAATAAAGACAGAAAATTACAAAATGTAAATTCAGATGTTTTAAGAGGAACTATGTTTCATCCTTCTACTGGAAAAAGAATATTTTCCAGAGTATTAGAGCATACAGGAAGTGTAGGGCAAGTAAAACTTAATATGGCAGAAGGAGATTTAACAAATCTAGAACAAGGGCTATACCAATTATATATTTCTAGAGAAACTTCAGAAAACATTCAGTTACCTGTATTTGCAGATCAAAATAATAATATTAAATTTGATATACAAGTTTTAGATCAAACAATGAAAACACCAGTAGATACTCAGACATCAAATGTAAGTCAGTTTATGCAAGTTACAAATACAAACAATGGTGATGAAGGAAATGTATTTGTTACATCAGCATTAAAAGGTAACCAAGCAAGGAACTTTAGTTCTTGTTTACATAGTATTGCGATACATCCTAATGCATACACAGGAACTATTAATATCCAGGCAAGTTGTGTAGAAAATACACCTGATACTGCAAATAATAGTACTGATTGGTTTGAGGTAAGTAATATTTCATTAACATCTAACTCAACAATTTACCATAATACATTCCAAGTAAATGCTAATTATATCAGAGTAATGAGCGAACCAACAGCAGGAAATATTTCTTTAGTGCAACTAAGAAACTAATTGACTTTTTTACATATATCGTGTATAATTAATGCATGGATATAGACTTTTTAGTAGAAAAGGTGCATCGTCTCCTTTTGGATAATCTTCCAATACGAACTAATAAAACTCCTAGTGGCTGGAACACTATGGATTGTCCTATGTGTTCTGATAAAAGGAAACGTGGAGGATTAATTACTACAGGTGCAAAAATATCCTATAACTGCTTTAACTGTGGATTTACAACTGGGTGGGAGCCTAATCCTACATTAGGTAAAAAATATAAAGATCTAGCAACAACTTTAGGTGCAGATCAACAAGACATTCACAAAGTAACAATAGAGTTACTGAAATATGCTGAAGAATTAGAAACAGAGAGTACTAACGATTATGTTTATAATTTACAAAAGTTTAATAAAATAGAATTACCAGATAATGTTATGGCAGTAGATGATTTAGAAGAGTCACATGCTGTTAAACAGTATGCGAAACAAAGAGGACTACTTGGTCTATATCCACTGCTATACTTTAATGACAGGTTATACAAGCAGAGATTAGTGGTCCCCTTTACCTATAATAGTGAGCTTGTAGGCTGGACTGGAAGGCATATAAGCCCTCCTAACAAACAAACGCCCAAGTACTTACATAATATGCAACCTGGATATGTTTTTAACATTGATAGATTTGCAGATAGCAAAAGAGAAATTGTTATTGTTACTGAAGGTGTTTTTGATGCAATATTAATTGATGGTATTGCAATACAAGGTAATAGTGTAGGTCCTGAACAAGCACATTTAATTGAAAAACTAGGTAAAAGAATTATTGTGTGCCCAGATAAAGATGAAGCAGGTATAGAACTAATGTTGCAGGCCGCTGAACTAGGGTGGGAAGTAAGTTTCCCGCCTTGGCATGTTGATTGTAAAGATGCCGCAGACGCTGTACAACGTTATGGTAGAATGGCAACTGTAAGCAGTATTATAAAACATGCAACAAACAATAAACTTAAAATAGAAGTAAAGGCAAAGATGATATGAAAATATATGTAAATGGTTGCAGTTTTAGTCATGGACATAAAGACTTTGTTATAAAAAATGGAAAGTCAGACATATCGCCAGATTGGGTGTGGCCAATGCTTTTAAAAAACAACTTTCAAGATGTTGTATCAGAAGCATACAGAGGTTCTAGCAATCATAGAATAATAAGGCGTAGTATGGAATATTTAGAAAATATAAATGATCCAGAAAATTGGACTGTTATTATACAATTTGCCAGTTTAGAAAGGCAAGAATATTATGATGAGGATTTACAATGTTGGATAGGACTTGTTGCAGACAGTCCTTGTATAGATGATATGTCCCCCAGAATAGGTAATGAATTTTTAGATGATAAAACGTCATACAAGGCTTTTAAAAGTAATTGTGGATTAGTAAATAATAATATTAGTATAATGACAGATCTAATATTACAAATTTTAGCATTTCAAAATTTTTGCAATACAAAAGGATTTAAAAATGTTTACTATACAGGTCAAAGCAAAACAACTTTGATTAGTCATTATTTACAGCACAAGACATGGTTAGATGAATTTATGAATTTAAAAAAACTTGCATGTAATATAGATATATCAAATTTTTTATTACCTGTATCACATATTGCTGTAGGACATGAGGAAGGTCCAGATGATGGCCATCCAAACGAAGTAGGACATCAGTTGTTCGCAAGATATATATTAAATGAGATAGAAAATTATGAGTGATTTACAAAATTACAACGAAGAAACACAAGAACTGTTTTTAAAGTTTTTGTTAAGTGATAATGATTTGTTTGCTAGATGCCAAAACATTGTGAAGCCTGAATATTTTAATATGAAATACAGGGCTGTGGTAAAATTATTTCAAAGTCATGCAACAGATTTTAATAGTATTCCTACGCCTGAGCAAGTAAGTGCGGCGTCTGGTATAGCATTAGAACCTATTCCAAATGTAACTGCAGACCATCATGAATGGTTTTTAAAAGAGTTTGAAGTATTTTGCAGACATAAAGCATTGGAAATGGCCATAATTGAAAGTACTGATTTATTAGAAAAGCAAGAGTATGGTATTGTTGAAAATAAAATTAAAGATGCAAGTCAGGTTGGACTTGTAAAGGATTTAGGATTAGATTACTTTGAAAATCCTAAAGAAAGATTACAATGGATAAAAGATCAATCTGGAGCAGTAAGTACAGGCTGGAAAGGAATAGATCACAAACTGTATGGCGGTATGAACAGAGGTGAAATGACAATTTTTGCTGGTGGTTCTGGTGCAGGTAAAAGTTTATTTTTACAAAACTTTGCAGTTAATTGGGCATTAGCAGGATTTAATGTTGTATATATTAGTTTAGAGTTGAGTGAACAATTGATTAGTATGCGACTTGATAGCATGGTTAGTGGCTATGGCACAAAAGAGATAATGAAAAACATGGAAGATGTAGATTTAAAAGTGCGTATGAAATCCAAAGGTGCTGGTAGACTTAGAGTAAAAGCGATGCCTAATGGTGTTAATGTAAATGACATAAGAGTATTTTTAAGAGAATATGAAATATCTTGTGGTGAAAAGGTTGATTGTTTGCTGGTAGATTATTTGGATTTAATGATGCCTATTAGTGCAAAAGTAAGTGGCAGTGATTTGTTTATTAAAGACAAATATGTATCTGAAGAGTTGCGTAATTTAGCAGTAGAAAGAGACTTATTATTTGTTACTGCATCGCAGTTAAACAGAGGTGCTGTAGAGGAAATAGAGTTTGATCATCATCACATAGCAGGTGGTATTAGTAAAGTACAAACAGCAGATAATGTTGTGGGTATTTTTACAAGTAATGCTATGCGAGAAAAAGGCAGATATCAAATACAGTTTATGAAAACACGTTCTAGTAGTGGTGTAGGTACAAAAGTAGATTTAAGATTTGATCCTGATACATTAAGGATAGAAGACTTACAAGATGGCGATGAAGATGCAATGACAATGACTACAAGTAGTTTAGTTGATCAACTTAAACGCAATAACAGTATAAAAGCAGAAGAGCCTGAAGCACAAGATGTTATCTCAGGTGCAATGAATATGAGAGAGTTCTTTAAAAAGAATGATCAATAAAATGATAAATAGCATTATATATTTTTATTGGAGACATTGTGCGTAAAACACGAAGTATATTAGAAGAACTAAATCAAATATCTGTAGACAGAGACAGAGATCATGTTGTATCTAATAGAGGTGAGCATGTCATTGCAAGTGCAATCAGTTTATTGGAACAAATAGACAGTAATTATGATCCTGCTACTGCTAAAGATCTACAAAATAGATTAGTTAATAGTATAAAAAGCAGAGATGGTAAAAAGTTCTCCAGAGGTATTGGTAAAATAATCAAAGAAGCCCAAAAAGAGAACAAAAATGCTGATTGAAGAAGTAGTAGAACTTAAAGAGTGGAGTACATACGATCCATCTAAAGTCAAATCTGTAAAATATAATGGCGTAGACTATGACTGGAATGCAACCAGCAAAACTTTCACGAATAAAAACACAGGTCAAACTGTACCCAAAACAGATATATTATTTAAACGACTTATAGATGATACTGTAAACAAAGTTGCAATACCAAAAAGAGCAGGTATTGGAACAAAAATAGGTAAAGCACTTGGAATGACAGGTGTGGGACAAAGTGTCAGAGGCGGACAGCCTGGTGGTGTTGCCAAAAAAACTTTAGGTATGACTGGCTCAATTGTAGGTAGAGCGATGGACAATGTTGCAAACACAGTTGCTGGTGGTATTCAAAACTTTAGAAAAGGCCGTAAAGATCAACAGGATAAAAACAGACGTGATGCTGAAGCACCTGAAAATAACATTGATGCATTTAATTTTACACAACAAACAAGATTAAAAAAAGGTGATAAAGATCCAAGAGAATTTACCAGAGACCCTAATCCTACACAATTAACAAAAGATAAAAGATTTAAAAATCCTAATTTTAATAAAACAGTTGGAGTAGATGCTGT